GACCGCAGAACGGGTCACGCACATTATGCGTAAGACCGAAAACGAAGTACAGAAGCTGCAGGCTGCTGGGTTCTACCGTGACATTGAGTTGGGCGAACCTGTTGCGTTCTTTACCGATATTGAGAAAAAGAAAGCCGAAGAAGGCGGCTATAGCCTGACTTCAGACGACAGGTACGCATTGTATGAAGTGCAGATTGAGCGCAACATCCCAAGCCTTGATGGCGAAGACGAGTTGCCTAAGCCTTACATAATCACTATTGACAAAGGCACGACCAAAGTTTTAGCCATCCGCAGGAACTACAGCCCGACTGACGATTTGATGCTGCCTCGACAGCACTTCATTCACTATGGGTACGTCCCCGGTTTTGGGTTCTATTGCCTCGGACTTATTCACATCATTGGTGGTTACGCACGCGCAGGCACCTCCATCATTCGCCAGCTTGTCGATGCCGGTACTCTTTCTAACCTGCCCGGTGGCCTAAAGTCCAGAGGACTTCGTATTAAAGGCGACGACACGCCGATTGCACCGGGGGAGTTTAGGGATGTAGATGTGCCTAGCGGCACGGTGCGCGACAACATCATGACGCTGCCCTATAAAGAGCCAAGCCAAGTGCTTGCCGCGCTTCTTGAAAAGATCACTCAAGAGGGTCGAAGACTTGGGGCGATCAGCGACATGAACATCTCGGACATGAGTGCTAATGCTCCGGTTGGCACAACCTTGGCCCTGCTTGAGCGCACGCTCAAACCCATGACGGCAGTTCAGGCCCGAGTTCACTACGCAATGAAACAGGAGTTCAAGCTCCTGAAAGAAATTATTGCGGAGTACGCCGATGAGCCGTATGACTATATTCCAGAAGGTGTGGATCGTAGGGCGCGAAGCGAGGATTATGCACAGGTCGATGTTATACCTGTGTCGGACCCAAATGCCTCGACGATGGCGCAACGGGTAGTGCAGTACCAAGCTGCGTTCCAGATGGCGCAGCAAAGCCCACAGATCTACGACCTTCCGTATCTGCACAAGCAGATGCTTGAAACCTTGGGTATCAGAAACGTTGACAAACTGATCCCGAGTGCTGAAAACGCCAAACCGCGTGATCCAGTGTCCGAGAACATGGGCGCTCTTGTTGGTAAGCCACTCAAGGCGTTTATCTATCAGGACCACACCGCGCACTTGGCTGCACACCAGTCGTTTATGCAGGACCCGTTGATTACCCAAGCTATTGGGCAGAACCCGATGGCGAACCAGATCATGGGCGCACTGCAAGCTCACATCGCCGAGCACATTGGGTTTGAATACAGGAAGCAGTTGGAAGAGCGTCTTGGTGCTCCGTTGCCCGCGCCAAATGAAGAAATGCCAGAAGAAATTGAGCTTCAGCTCTCACGCCTTATGGCAGACGCGGGTAAGCAACTCACTCAGATCCATCAACAAGAAGCGGCGCAGCAGCAAGCGCAGCAACAACAGCAAGACCCGCTGTTCCAGCTCCAGCAGCAGGAGTTGCAGATCAAGATGCAGGACATCCAGCGTAAGGCTCAGAAGGACCAAGCCGACATTGCTATTGACGAGAAAAAACTGCAGCTTGAAGGTCTCAAGCTTGCGGCGCAAGCCAACAAACCGAGAGCGTAAATGGCAAAAACCGTCTTTGACGTGCTGAATGAAAAACTCACCGCCCATATAGCGGCGGTTGCTGACTCGTTGTCCTCTGGCGCAGCTAAAGACTACGCGGAGTACAGAGATCTTTGCGGCTTGATTCGAGGTCTAGAGACCGCAAAGCGTGAAGTCCTTGACCTTTCGCGCAATTATATGGAAGACGATGATGACTGATGACGAATTTGAAGCACAACTTCCAAAACCTGTTGGGTTTCGGCTGTTGATTGCGTTGCCTGTAATTGAAGAAACGTTTGATTCTGGGCTTGTTAAGGCAGATCAAACCAAACATGCAGAGCATGTCATGTCCATGATGGGTGCCGTAATTGATATGGGGGAGCAAGCGTATACCGATAAGGATCGTTTTCCCACTGGTCCGTGGTGCAAGGTCGGGGATTTTGTAATGTTCCGCCCGAATTCGGGTACGCGTTTTAAAGTGAACAACCAAGAGTACCGGCTTCTGAACGACGACTCCATTGAAGCTGTAGTCCCTGACCCCCGTGGTGTAACGCGAGCCTGATAAGGAATCCATCATGCCTTTTGAAAAAGTAGAGTTTGAGTTTCCTGACCCGGATAAACCTAAAGAGAAAGAAGAGGCAAAAGCCGAGGAAGCCAAAGAAGAGGTAAAAGCCGAGGGAAACGATGTTGAAATTGAGGTTGTAGACGACACGCCACCTCAAGACCGCAATCGAAAACCGTCAGAGCCTCCGGCTGAGGTAACGGAAGAAGAACTTGCTGAATACTCTGAAAAGGTAAAAAAGCGCATTCAGCACTTCTCCAAGGGCTACCACGACGAACGCAGGCGGGCTGAAGCAGCGCAACGCGAACGGGAGGAAGCAATTCGGTTCGCCCAGTCTGTTACTGAGGAAAATAAGAAACTCAAAGCGGACCGGGAAAAGAACCTCGCTGCGCTTCTAGAACAGGCCAAACTTCGCAGTGCAGCCGAGCTTGAACAGGCTAAACGGGCCTACAAAGAGGCGTTTGAAACCGCTGATTCTGACAAAATTGTAGAGGCGCAGGAAGCACTTACTCTTGCCAAGATCAAAGCAGAGAAAGTGGCTAACTTTAAACCAGCCCCTTTACAACAAAAAGAAACTCCGGTAAAACAAGCACTTGACGCTCCAACGCCGCCGTCTGAGCCGCAACCAGACCCTAAAGCTGTTGCTTGGCAAAGGGAAAATACTTGGTTCGGCACCGACGACGAGATGACCAGTCTAGCGTTGGGGTTGCATCAAAAGCTGGTCCGCGAGGGAATTAACCCTCAAAGTAGTGATTACTACGACCGGATTAACCGGCGTATGCGACAACTCTTCCCAGAGCGTTTTGAAGCTGACGCTTCTAACGCCGACGAAGATACTCCTCCGGCTGCTAAGCCGCGCCGAAGCGTAGTTGCGCCAGCATCTCGTAGTACCGCGCCCCGAAAAATCGTACTTAATGAGTCGCAGGTAAGACTAGCTAAACGGCTTGGGCTCACGCCCGAGCAGTATGCCCGACAAGTTGCCGAAGATATGAGGAAACAAAATGGCTGAAAACCGCACAAACCGTGAGATGGAAACCCGTGAACGTACCGTGCGTAAGCGTGCATGGTCTCGTCCAGAAGTTTTGCCGAGCCCCAATCCGGAGCCCGGTTATGCTTTTCGTTGGGTTCGGGTCAGCACTCGTGGGCAAGCGGACCCCATGAATGTTTCTCTCAAACTTCGTGAAGGTTGGGAACCCGTTAAAGCTTCAGATCACCCCGAAGTTCAACTTATGATGGTCGAAAACGACCGGTTCAAAGACAACATCGTGATCGGTGGGCTGATGCTTTGCAAAACCCCCTCAGAATTGGTTCAAGATCGGAATGATCATTATCAAGAGCAGTCCGATGCACAGATCCAGTCTGTGGATAACAACTTCATGCGCGAGAATGATCCGAGGATGCCGCTCTTTTCCGAGCGTAAAACCAAGGTGACATTTGGGCGCGGTCAATAATTCAGGAGTCTTAAATGGCTTACCCCACGGTTGATAAGCCCTACGGGCTAAAGCCGATCAATCTGATCGGTGGGCAGGTGTTCGCCGGTTCTACGCGGATGTATAACATTACTTACGCGTACGCCACGGACATTTTTTATGGTGACTTCGTTGCGCTCGTTCGCGGCAATCTTGAGCGGATTAGCGTTTCGACCGGCACCGTTGGCACCCTTGTTGGTGTCTTTCTCGGTTGTTCGTTCACCAATCCGACGACTAAACAGAAGCAGTTCTCGCAGAACTGGGTGGCTAGCACTACCGCTGGTGATTGCGTTGCTTATGTTTGCGACGACCCGGATACGGTGTTCCAAGCTGCGGTTTGCTCGGCCACAACCGTTATTGCTTCTGGCGCTCGCGCCATGATCGGTCAGAACCTTGCGTGTATCAACAACACCGGTAATTCCAATACTGGCAACTCGTTGAACGCACTGCTGGCACCGACGGACACCCCCGCAACCACGGATGCGCTTCCAATTCGTGTTCTGGGTGTTGTGCCTGAGACCGCTGTGTCGCTGGGTACTGCAACGTTTACCAGCATTTCGACCGCCACCGTTACTTGCTCGGCTCTGCCTTTTGCACTGCCCGTAGGTACGGATGTTGGTAGTCTTGCTTCAAACGGGCAGTACATCCCGTCCGGTTCGTTTGTAGATACCGCCGCCTCTGCTGGTGCCACCTCGTTTGTTCTGAATCAAGCGCCTTTGGTGGCGTTTGCTTCTAGCGCAACGTTGGTGTTTACCCAGTTCCCCGAGCTGTTGGTTAAGCTCAACTTCGGTCAGCACGAGTATTACGCTGCCACCGCGACGGCCTAAAGGAGTTAAGTCATGGCTATTTCA